ACTCACCATCCCTTGAGTCTTATACTGCGACCGTAGACCCAGCTATGCTTCGTCATATCGCTGCAATGCCTGTTGGTCTTGGTATGGAATCATCTGGTATCATTGAGCAAGCTAAGGAAATCCTTAAAGCTTCAGGTGAACCAGTTGAACGCACAAAAGTATCAATGGAATCTGCTGAGCCAAATTGGCATACTAAGTGGTAATCCAAACATAATCAGAGGCATCGTAAAGATGCCTCTACTTTTGTCCGAATATCGATTAACTTATCGCGATACCTAATAATGCAAGTGCACCAACCGCTGCATATTTAAGTGGTGTCGGTAAACCATCTAAGAGACCTTCTTCATTTTTAGGTTCTGGTTTTTTCTGACCAATCGCAATCTTGATATCACTAATTGATGGATATCCAAGATCACTAGAGCTAAGTTTTGGATTCGCTTCACTTATTGCGTTAAGATGTTTATGGATGTATTTTTGCCATTTTTCCGCATTGGGTACTTCATCAAAATAGAATACTGCATTTTTACTGCGTTTCTCTTTTGATTTAGTATGAACATCGATTACATCAGTATTATATTCACGTTGGTTGATGTAGACCGAATCATGATCAACAACAAGTAAATAACCATCCTTTCTCACCACGCCATTTACTACATCACTGCCTGCGTAGACAGCATTATTTTTATTACGGTAGAGTAACTCGCCTTTATCGAGTTTAACGATCCACCAGTTGTGCTTACCTGATAATTTTGTGCTTGCCATAATTGTGCTCCGGTTTTAATGAGTCAAAAGAAATACAAGAACCGTAACAAGAATCCCTGCTATCATTCCAAATAAGAATCCTCTCAGTGTAGGAAACTCACCTTTTGCATAAGTATTAAGGATACGATCCACGATATCTGTTCTATAGGTATAATGGACACTTCCAGTTATTAGACTGAGGTGGTTATCCATTAGTGTACCCCAGACTTCTGGATCTGGTTCAGATTCAATGGAATAAGTCGCTGTTTCAGAGTTCTTATCAATTTTACTGATATTAATGATATCTTTATGATCATCGATAATAATTCTAACATGATAACCAACAGTTAAAAGATATTTAATTCCCTCAGCAACGATAAGCGTGTTGTTACCGAGTCTTACGGTATCTCCTTTTCCTAGCTGAAGGATCTGACAATCACGGTTAGTGAAAATACTAATTGCCATTCTATCTATTCCTTCTTATTTAGAAACACCAAAGACTGTTATAATCGTGAGTGTAACGTGGTGTTTCTGGTAGATCTTTGGTTGTCAGTAATAAACAACCGGTGGTCTTTTTCTTATCTCTATCGAGTGCATTCACAAGTTCTTTGATGATAGAACTAGACAACTCACAACCGAGATTATTACGAATTACAATTCCCCATTCGTACAGATCGGGTCTACTAGCTATCAGTACAGTTATTTTATCCTCATATCTAGCGTCATCTGGGATTCTTATACTAACACAATCACCCACCCCATCGTATTCATACCCATCATATTTGTCGATGCGTGAGTGGACTGGTCCAGTTGTCAGTAGATAAAAGCCATCCACGCCACGGTGTCTTCGCCCCTTTTCGTCAATATAAATGTCATCAGCTTCAAGTTTAATAATACGACAGTTGTCTCTTTCCCATTTAATAGTAGCCATAATAAGCTTCCTTCTAGTTTAGTCAAATGGCTCTGAATCGACCACAGAGCCATTATCATCATTAGTCAATGCGATTCTTCATGTTATACATGAAAATCGTCTTATGCGTCGATTGAGGGCTATTTAAAGCCGTTTATTCATCTGAATCGTTTTCTACATCTTCCGACTCATCAGATTGTTCCTCTTCGATGTAGAATTTTTTATCCCACGATTCATACTCCTCGCCCTGACCTTTCGTACTCCGTCTAATCGCATCAAGTGTATCGTCTTTATCGGCACGCCAGTCTGCTAGGAACTGAGGTTCGATTAAATCAGGTCTTTCATCCAATACCATAGAAGTTAACCAACGATTAACACGATATTCCCCAAATACTTCAAGTAAGATATAGAACGGCTCTAAACAAGAGAAGATCATCTTACGGGTATTTAAAGCCGGTCTGAATTCTTCAGGGATACCGATGTTTGCCACCACATCCGCTGGAAGAATAACAGAAGCTACCGATTTCTTATCGTGCATCTCCATGAAGTCAATATACTTCTTACGAATGTTTTCATCTTTGATGTTATTTAACCAAAGATCTAACGCCGTTCTGTTAGGAAGATTCATTTTAATACGAACCCCAACAAATGGTGGTGCTGGACATTCACCGTATTTATCAGCAAAAACATGTTGCCATAATTCATAGTAGAAGTATTCACTACTCATTGGATTGACGTAAGCTTCTTTGGCTTTAACCGTACAGCTTGTTAAGAAACGACTATCCCCACGCATAATAGAATGGAAGATATTAGCTTCTTCTTGAGCGATCTTATCAAAGAGCTGATTAACATGAACCTTCTCACCACGACTGATTGATTCCATAATCCCAACAGCTTCATCATGGAATAACTTAATCAATTCAGGTGGTGCTTTAGAGTTCTTTAATGCTACCCCTTTTAATTCTTCCTCAAGATGTTTTAATGCCATCCCTTCTTGGATACTTGCAATAGAAAGATAGTGTTTAGTCCGGTTAGTTGGCATAAACACATCGAAGTAATACTCAGACTTCATTTTAAGATTGTGAATGTATTTCTTCGCGACACCCATCTGACCTGCAGCCATCGCAAGAATATGACGCGTAATCACGTTAATCAAATACACGCACAAACAACCCGGTAATTTTGTCTCACTGTTTACTACGATAGTCCCACTATACCACTCTACCCATTGCATTACAGTATACAATACCGAGTCAGTATCACCACCTAATACACTCTTACGAATAACAGATGGGAATAACGCTGTCTCAGCTGGAATAAATTTATTCACCATGAAGAATTTGAAATAATCACTATATTCAAATAAGGCATTGCGCATATGTCTTGCGTAAGCACCAATGTAACCATAGTAATCTTTATCTTCATGGGTTTTATCTTTGATCCCTTTACCATCAAGGTGATGAGAGACAGTAATGGTCACTAAAGGTTCATAGAACTCATCGATCAATTTAAGTTCAGCTTGAGTCTCTTCGAAGCTTAAAGCTTCTTTATCTTTAAAAGCTAAGATCTTATCAAACATTCCACGAACAAAACTATCGTTATATTTCTTAAGATGAAATAAATCACCCATATAAAGATAAATCGTTCTTTCAAGATCCGTTAATTTCTCAATGAACTCATAAATCTTCTTATCCCAGTACTGAGACTTGTAATACGTATCGGTATTGTATTTCACCATTTCGAATAATTCATCTACGGTGATATAATGAAGATTGTATTTATCAATCAGTTGTTTCGCCCCATCATAATCCACTTCAGCTAAAACCGTTACGATGTTCTCTAACACGATAGGACCACTATAGAAGTGACGTCTACCCATAAAGAATCTTTCTGTTGATGCATTTGTAAATGCCGTTGCAGTACGACAAACCGATGTTAAAGTCGAGTGACCACTTCGGTTAGCAAGCGGCGTACTACCAATCGTTAATAAACCTGAGATACTGTTGATATCTTCCTTAAGTTTATTTTGTTTGTTATTCTTGGTTACAGCCTCATCCATCCGACCATAACTCTTCGCTATTTGAGATTCTTTCTTAGTACGAGCACGTTCGTAGTATTTCACTTCCGTATAACCACTTACTTCACTCACCTGTTCTTCCGTAGGTGCATAACAAGTTAAAGTGGGTGCCATAATAAGGTTACGTTCTTCTACCTCTTTTAAGAACTCAGTTAATGTACAAGTATCTTTAAAACGGTCACTCATGTCATCACGTCTAAAGATCTTCATGATAGGATCATTAAAATCGATCTTACCATTCTTAACACCCCAATCTAAAAACGCTTCTGCTTTATCTCTTGGGATATCTCGCATTCGACTTAAATACCAGCCAGTATACTTTTTCCATTGACTTGGTATATCAAGATTTCGAACCGTTTTATAGTAATCCGTTGGTTCATATAAAAATTCCATAACTATTCCCTCTATAAATAATGGGTTGAAAATATAAACATGATTTTCCTTAGGATAATGAAAAAAAAAAGAGGTTGGACAAAATAAGAGCTATCCCGAAGGATAGCTCATTGATCTTACTTTCTAAAGATGTAATTGATCCATGTACTTTTGTAGTATTGTTTCATCGAGAGATAAATATCACCTAAGTATTGGTTTGGCTGCAAACGAGCAAATAAACATTGTTCGCTGTGAGTTACACCAAATTTATTAATGTCGGAAACGTACTTATCAAAGTTTTCACGCATCTTATCCTTGAACGCATCATCATCGGTCTTGCGATTCCATCGATTTGCCCATAGGTCATAGGTGACATTCGAATCTGGGCCCACTAACATGAATGGATATTTTCTCTCAAGCAACCCCTGTAATACAGCTGGGTGAGTACTTATCAAGAAGTCATAATCTTGATAAGCTGGACTGCTGATCAGTAAATCAAGCTCATGTAAGTAATTCTCAGGGAAGTCTGGTTTTTGACTCCATCCAAAACTATCCAAATCAAATACGTTCTTGTATTTATCAACAAGGGTCGATTTACCACACCCACTAAATGCGCAAATAATCATCTTAAAGCCAACCTGGTAATAGTTTATTCGTAATCTGTTTTCCTATCTGCATGATAAGACAAGTGACTGATCGTACTGCCCATACTAAAGCAAAGACACCACCTACAGTAGTATAGACAATGAACATGATCATCACTAACATTAAAGTGAATGTACTACCCATTATCTTTGTCCTCGTATTCATCCCAGCGGAACTTCATTCCACCACGCCATCTTTTCTTGGTTTTCTTCTTTTCGGCTTTAAGGTATTTACCCTTTGCCCACCACGTTGTCATGACAATACTCATTAATGCATATTGACCAATTAAAAACAACGTTGCAATGAGAAATAAACTAAAGACTAAACCTGTCATTTCTTTTTCCTTTTCTTTTTCTTATGTTTACGCTTCTTCTTAAGCTTATGGTAGCAGATCGGTGTATCGGGTGACATCATCCATTTCTTCTTGGAGAAGATATCTAAAATAAAATGGATGATGATCGCACTACCTAGACAGCCAAAGAGGCATAATAATGTTACGATTTCGTTATGACTAAACATTTGCGTTAATCAAAACCCCACAATTAAAAACAGATTAATGTTTAGATCTCACATCTAAAATAACAAGACCTACCACAAAAACAATCGTTCCGATTAATGTATAAAATTCAGGTGATTGTAATATTGACATAAAAATTCTCCAAGATAATAAAGGACTAGATAAAGACTAGTCACCACTACCACGGATGCTTCCTGATTGACCACCAGATGGGAAATCAACTGGACCAGAAGCACTGAGGCTACCTTTAATGGATTGACTACCACTAACATCCATATTGCCTTTCACACTACCGTTACCAGAACCACCGTTACCTGTAACAGCCATACCACCCATGTTAACCTGACCGATAAGATCAATTGTCGGGCATTTAATCTCAACCTTACTACCCACTTCCCATTTAACATTATCTGCTTTCAGATTAAACGTTTTACATTCTACATTCCACGTTTCGGTTTTCATGTTAATGGTTTTATCTGATTGGATATTGATTACCTGTTTATCTAACTGGATATGAGTACGGTCTTTATTTTGAATATCAATACAAGTTAACGTACTATCGATCTGGATGAAGTTACCATCACCATCAGAGATAACGAGTTTACCATCCTTACCATTCATCTGAACGGTCCAAGCCGCTTTTTCACCGTTGGCTTTAGAAGTACGCATCTCCATTAAACCGTTAGCCGTATCAACGGTACGAGTATAGCTGTTTTTAATGTTAGTTGGGGTTTCCTCTTTCGCAGCTTCTTTTGGTTTAGCTGCATAAGCTTCTACTACTACTTCCTGTACACGTTTATTCATGTGTTGGTTAGTCGGTTTCCAGTAGAAGGTCTCATCACCATTAAAACGATAAAGGTGTACTGTCTCACCTTTCATTAGTTGAGGTGGTGTAATACGGTTACTGTCTTCATTCAACCATTTCGCTGTAACAGTTGATCCTGTTTCCACTTTGGATTGATAGGCCTTACCGCGACTATCCACCCCTTTTGTTGTAAATTTCTGCGGGTTGAGTTCTAATCGGCCACGCATGTTAGGTAATTGGTCTTGAGGGGCAACATGCAATAATTCTTCATGCCCTAAGATAGCATTCTCTGCGACTACCCCAATTCCCATATAACCTGATTTTTCTTGTTCTTCTGTCATTTCAAAATCACCACTATAGTAGAAAATGTTTTGATTCCTATTTTTACTTTATATAAGGAAACCAAACAATGTTAATCAAAAAACTTGTTTTACATCATTGTCATCGCTTACATCTTTTAGAAGATCAAAGCTTTGAATATGATTTTACCCAGAAACACACGATACTCGATGGGGTCAACGGTGCAGGTAAGTCATCTATCTTTAATGAACTTTCTCCATTGCCCGCCAACATGGATGATTATCTTGCAGATGGGTATAAGAAGATTGTTATCGAGCATAACAATAGTGAATATATCTTAACCTCACAAGGTAAACGACCAGGTAAACATTCTTTCCTTAAAGATGGAGAGGAGCTTAATCCTGGTGGTACATTAACCGTTCAGTGTGAACTAGTCGAAAACTTCTTTAATTATACTCCTGCTTATCATCGGGTGTTACAAGGTAAGTTACTCTTTACTGAAATGTCAGCAAAAGAACGCCGAGATTGGTTTGCGGATATCTCTGGGATGGACAGTGATTTCGTCATGAAATTCTGGGATAAGATTCGTGCAGGACAACGTGATAATACGGGTGCGTTAAAGAACATCAAGAATAAGATCGCAGAAGCGAATCTTCAGTTACTTGATGATAAAGAGATAGGTGAGGTAGAGGAAAAGCTTTCTGATATCATCAAGCTATTTAATGGATTAACGGATTTATTAAAACAGTTCCCAAGAAGTGAAGTTCCGACTGCACCTGTTGAATACAATGAAGATATTGCTCAACGAGTAAAACACCTTTACTTTAAATACTTGAAAGAAAGTGAGGGGATTGGTGGTGTCAATCTGACTGAACGTTATCAGCTTCAAAGTGAGTTACTGGAACAAGATCGCGTCCAGATGAATGATCTCCAAGAACAGCTTGTTAAACTCACAGATGAGAAGCATCGTTTCGACTTTAACAGTGAAGATAATATCGAAGAACTCGAACGTCGTTATGATGAATATAGAGCAAGACTTGCTTCATTTGATCAGAGTACGATTGATCAATATAAAGTGATTCTTCAGTATCCATATTTCAGCCGTGGCGATGGCTTAACGCAAGTTTATCAAACTTATAACAATCAACTTAGATACGTTGATGACGCATTGCTTGCATTCCAACCATTTAGTCTTCCTTATAGACAGGCTAAAGAGCAAGTTAATTATAAAAGTTCTGAACTCATGATGTTACAGGGTGAGCAACAAGGTGTGCAGTTTAAGATCGGTGAGATCGATAAACAACTCCAACATCTTAATCAACATCCTGAAACACAATGCCCGAATTGCTATCATCGTTTTAAAGAAGGTAACGTGGATGCAGAGATTCAACGTTTAAGTCTAGTAAGGGCTCAACTCATCCAAAGAGATAACGAGCTAACTGCTAAGATAAATGCGTTAACAAAAGAGGTCGAGTTTGAGCAAGCTAACCTTAAGAATTATGAGATGATTCTGTTAGCAGTGACCTCAGATGAGCACGGATTAAGTGAATACCTTAAAGCAACAATGACTAATGATGGAAGTCTTGGTACATTAATGAGATTGATTCATGATAATCCTAAAGTTTATCTTGGTGCGTTCCAGCAACAGATTGCTAAGATACCAACTTATATCGAAGTAGGTAAAGTCTTAACGGAACTTGAAGGATTGGCTACATTGATTCAGAAAGGGAAAGCTCAAGCATCACCTGAGTATATTCAATTGGTAGGTCGTATTGAACAGTTAACTCAACTCCATGATGAAGCATCATTTAGATACCACAAACGACGTGCACTTGTTGAGAAGATCTATAATGCAATCGAATTGCAACGTAAGTTTACTGAGCAATTAGATAAAGTCAATCAGCTTGTTGAGCATCAGTCTAACTTCATTAAGGATGAGACGACGAAACTCTTTCATCAAGAAGTGAGTGAGATCTTAAAAAATCTTAATGCTGAAATCGATGAGTGTCAAGATAGAATCCAACATCAAGCTGGGATTAAGTTTGTGATTCGTTCTCATGAAGAGAATAGAAGTGGGATTGAGAAGTCAATTAATATCCATACCCAACTGATGCAAATCCTTGATCCTAAGACTGGATTGATTGCTAAATCAGTGATTGGGTTTATTCGTCATTTTGTTAAAGAGATGAATAACCTGATGAGTCAGGTGTGGACGTATCCGATTATTATTGATATCGAGTCAGAAGATGATTTCACGAAGAAATATCTTTTCCCTGTAGTAATCGGTGAGGATGCAATTAGACGGGATGATGTTTATGAAACTTCATTAGGTCAAACTGAGTTAATCAATTTTATCTTTCGCATTACACTCGTGAAATACTTGAAATTAGAGAACTATCCGCTTTATCTTGATGAAGTCGGTGGACACCTTTCAGTACAACACCGTAATCGATTGTATAATCTGATCAAACGGATGGTTGATCATCATTATTTCTCTCAGGTCTTTATGGTAACCCATCTTCAAGATGTAAAAGTCATCATGGAACCTGCAGAAACGATACTACTGAAATAATTAAAATATGTCAAAATCACGATTTTGATAACTTTATAACTTTTTTCCGATGATAATATAGTTTTCTTTACTGTTGGGAAACAAAAAAGAAAACGGCAAATATGGAGGGTACCTTTCGGTACCCTCTTATTAAGCCGAATGATTCGGCTCTTTCGGAACGTAGCCTTCCGGACGACGTCCTTCAGCTAAGTCTTCATATCGACCACGACCGAGATGTTCATAACCATCTGGGTTCGCCATCTCAGCTTCCTCCACACCTTCTGACACATCCATCTGCACTTCATCTTCCAATAACCCATCTACTTCATTCGTTGAGTTAGTGTATACGGCATCAACCGTAACAGCACGACGACCATCCTCAAACTCGAGTTTAACTGTCATGGTGACTTTTGTTGCACCCAGTGCTTGCGTGAATTTCTGGAATACAGCGATCGTTGCATTATCACCAGCAATTTCTTTATTTAGATTACCGCGATGCGTCGCGATACGAGATAATAATTTCTTCTGGTTATGATCACCAGTATATTTCTTCGCACCGAACTTACGTTTCAGCCAACGTTCACTAACCATGAACCAGTTTAAATAACTTAAGTTCATTCTCATCATGATCATACGAATCATGTAAGTTAAGATATTTTTACTTTCACCGATACGATACGTTGGATCGCGGAACAGCGACATCAAATCGCTTTCTTTTTGATTGGACATGTTATCGCCTCCTATTTGTTATATTTGATTGACTCAAAACGACCCACACGAAATTCCGCTACACGGGTAATCGTAATTAACATTGGGTTAATGAGGTTAACTAAACGACCCACGAGTTTATTCGTGTTACTATATGCAAGTTCTTTATCATCATAAGTAAGTAAGCTACTTGCATGACTACGCATGAAGTTATTTGCAATCACCCACAACAAACGAAGTGCGTGTCTGAATGCAAATCGTCCTTCTGTTACGAAGTAATCTTCAGCAGGGATTTTAATCTCTTCTGGTAATGCACGAAAGTCACTTGTCATGATTCGTTTACCACGCTTAACGATATCGATTAAATGGATGAACTCTGATAGCTGATCATAGATCGCATTGAAACGAGTAATGAGCTCGTAGTTCGTTTCGGCGTATAATGTAGTATCGAGTTCTTTATCATCACAATCGATATAGCCATACATCAAGTTGATGATATCGCACATAAGAACCAATTCCTCATATCCACTGATATCGGGATGGTTTAACTTTTTCAATAAACGATTAAGTCTAAACTTAAAAAGTTGAGTACTTAACCATGTCGGTTTTTCCATGATTTCCTCCTATAGGAAACTTCTCTATTCTATTAATAGAACCCTTACATTTGTGCATAATACTAATACCATGTATAAGTATAGATTAATGAGCACATAATAAGGAACGACTTTGCAAAGTGAAGAAACGGGATTTATGTCATTTCTTCATGTAGATAATATAGGATCATAAATACCTATAGAATAAGATAGTAGAACTTAGAACGTGTACTTTATTCAAAAGAATAAAAATTAAAATGGAGTGAAAGAATAAAATCATGGCACGCGAATTAACCTCAGACATGATCAATGAAGATGTGACTGAACTACAGACGAAAGATATCCCTTCTCGTCTTGAGATGATTCAGAAACGTCGTCTTAAATACATGGAGAAAATTGAACGTAAAGGTGATGACTGGTTAGCTGATGAAGGCTTATCGATTACCTATATGCAACTTCTCAATGGATTTGAAAAACAAGAGTTGTATAAACACAAGTCAGCTCAAGATAAAGAAGAAGGCGATAAAGATCGTAAAGCTTATGAACAAGCTGCAGAGACCTTCCGTCTTCTTAGACAACAACGCCGTGATGATATTGCTAATGGAAACCCAATCATCGATAACCCACCTGCACCACCAAAATACAATGAAAACTTGGCGGCTCAGTTTGGTACCGATGATATCGCTGCTCAACATGAGAACTATAAAGAGCAGGATTGGAAAGATTTCCATAAAGATATTATCCGTGCAGGTAAAGACCCACGTCACATGATCGATGATGATGGTAACATCGTCGAAGTCGTTGATGACGAATAGTGGGAACACAAATCGAGGGTACCTTAGAGTACCCTCTTAATTTTGTTGCTATTTTAAATTAGCTGCAGTAGTTTTGATGCAAATGTAGAATTCATCTACTAATGCTAACACCACACTATATAGCGTCACGTACTGTGCAGTTAAGTATAACACTTCTGAAATGTATTCAGATTGTTTCTTATTAAGTACGTATTTGCTATCTGGTTTATTGATACCATCTGCAATTAAGTTAGCACGATCACGAATCAATTGCGTTGATTTCTGAACAGTTTCGGGTAATAGTAACTGAGTATTCGCAGATACTTGTTGCATTACTTTACGGAACTGTTCGACATCGCCATTATTATTGAAAGCACGACCGAAATAAACTTTCTCAGTAGTAGCACCAGAGAAGATACGTTTCATCTGAGTTTTAATCGCATCGTAATCTTTTTCCTGATACTTAGGTTTAAAACCAATAGAAGAAAGATTATCAGGTTTATTGATTGCACGACCAAGATACTCAGCAATTGGACCTAATAGATCACGATCAATACTGCTTACAATCGCAGTAACATCATTTAACCAATTTGCATAAGTTAACCAGTCTACGCCTAACTGATGAGGTTGGTATACTTTAGCTGTTTTACTAATAGCAAAGTATTGGCGACCTGCAACGTAGCGAGACATCTTACTTAACCCATTATCATCCACACCAATAAAATCAGATTTGATCTTTTGACCTAACTCAGATAACTTATCAGCTGCTTCACCTAATTTATTGGTAAATGATTTAAAGAAATCAGAAACAGAGTTCATGAAATCTGTACCTGGCATCCATTGGGTGAATGCTTCTACCGCTACTGCTTCTACTTCACTTTTACCACTATCACGGTTCACCTGAATCGGATATAGGATAGGACTGGTTTTACGGATACTATCTAAATCACTTTCAACCTGAGTTAAAGCAGAAGTTACTTCTGGTTGTACGACTTCTTCCGCTACCGTAGTATCTTCTGGCTCTTCTTTATTTTCTTCTACTGTACTTTGTACATCTTCAGAATTCACGTCCACTGCTTCAGTAGGTGCTTCTACTTCTTCTGCATTTGTACCCTGAGGTTCTCTGACCTCTTCAGGGTTACCCTGCTCTTCATTTACGATAGCAGGTTCATTAATATTTTCAATTGTCATATCTAAATAACTACCTTTTATTTTAGTACTAAAAAGAGACATCATCCAATAACTCGTCAGTTTAAAATAGGATGATGCTAGTAAAGGATATCGATCATACGTATCCTTACCATACCCTTACTGGCACGCCAAAAGTTCTGTGATTACCCAAAATAGATAATGACCTTGTTGTCTATATGTAACAAACTCAAACTTATTTTTATAAGACTCGTTTTATGGAGACTTTTTATTATGGCATTTAAACCAATGACGATGAATGAATTCATCGATACTGCACCCCCGCTTCGTCCACTATTAAACGTATCACCGATCTTTGATGTTATCACTGGTAACTGGGAAAATGGTGAGAATGGATCTAAGATCTTAAATGGTGGTATTATGCCTTTCATCGCATTCATTGGTGAAGGGAATACCTTTAAATCAACAATCATGAACAGTGTCATGGTTCGTGTATTAGCTCGTCACCCAGCGATGACACTTTCTACCTATGAGACAGAGGGCTCGTTCTCTATCTCTCGTATGGTACAATTAGCAAGTCCATATCCAGATCTTGCAAAAGAAGATTTCTATACGAATGAATCTCGCTACTCACTGACGACTTCAACCGATATGGATGGTGAAGATTGGTTTAATGGCGTGAAGAAATTCGCTCAGATGAAATTAAAAGAAAAATCACAAATCGGTACGACACCGTTTATTGATGCTTCTAAACATGATGGTAAGACATTACTCACCATGCCTTATCCAACAGGGATTTGTCTTGACTCCATGAGTGAGTTCCGTACTGGTGCGTCTCGTGAGAAAATGGATAAGAACAAGATCGATGATAAAGAAGTCAACGATTACTTCATGCGTGCCGGTCTTGAGAAATCTCGTATGATTACTGAGATCCCTCAGTTCGTAGGTCGTGCAGGTATTTTCCTTGCTACCACCGCACACGTTGACGACACGATCAATATGACCAATAAACCTGAGCGTAAGAAATTAACTTACATGCGTCAAGGTCAAGATATCAAACGTGTACCGAAGAACTTCTCGTTCTTAACTAACCACTGTTGGGAGATTATTAAATCTGCACCTTACTATAACAGTGATCGTACAGGTCCATACTACCCATCAAAAGAACACGGCAGTACGGATGGTAAAACCGATCTAATGCAAGTCACCTTCCATGGTCTACGTAATAAATCAGGTTTATCGGGTATCCCAATGCAGCTGATCGTATCTCAATCTCAAGGTGTACTTTGGAATCTTTCACATTACGATATCATCGCTTCTCGTGAAGGATTAGGGGTGACACGTAAAGGTCATAGTGCAACAGTTGACTTCTATCCGGATAAAGTCTTAATGCGTACTACAGTGCGTGATATCTTAGATGAAGATGAGAAACTGGCTCGTGCTGTAGAGCTATCATGTGAGATTGCTCTCATGTACATGTACAAGGATAGTATTGGTAACCGATATCGCATGAGCTTTGAAGAAATCAAGCAAAATGTTATTGATAAAGGTTATGATTGGGATAAGGTACTCGATACTCGTGGATACTGGTTATATATCGAAGAAGAAAAAGAACTGAATGCGAAACCGTATTTAAGTGGCTTTGACTTACTTCGTGTAGCCGCCGGTGAGTACAAACCGACATTCCTATCGAAATAAAAGAGATGAATAGAGAAGATGATAAGGGTAGCCGCAAAACTACCCTTATTGATAAAGAATTTAAATGCAGTTTGTTTCATTGCTATATCTCGAAATAATTTTAGAACGAAGAATTAAAACATTTTGGATTTATATGACTATGAAGCAAATAATCGATCACGTTGTCGATACAATCGAAGATAGACAGGAAGGATTGTCGGATAATCTTTTCCCGAACTATATTGTTGATTATATCGGAACACTTGAATCAGACCAAGCGCAAATTTGTTATATTTACGAATACCTTGGTTATGGTGGTACTCCACCAGCAAGCTTAAGTGAACTATTAACTTTATTGAAAGAGGATTTCTTACCCTTTCTTGGTTTCTAGTTCTCCAAACATTTAAAACGAAACAATAGAAAGGATGATGAAAATCATGGAACACGAACCGATTTCTTACATCAATGCTTACTTGGCACTGCCAAATAAGTTTATTGAAAATGGTTACTACAGTGCAGTCAAAGAAGGCGTCCTAAGTGTAATCAAAGGTAAAGCAGAAAAAGATCCACAGCGATTAACACTTTCTTATGGAAGTGAAGATAAAGAAGCACAGGCTTTAGCTGTAGAGATCAAGAAGCTTTATCCTGAGATCACCATTAAAGGACTTGAACCTAACTTTGTTAAGCATAAACGGAAAGCCTATATTAAGCGTAACCAAAATGCTTGGCTTCGTGCCACCCATGTGATCATTATCCGTGAACAACGTGAAACCTTAACGCAGCGTTTCTTTATTGAAAAAGCAGAAGAAGGTAACACGAAGTTCGTAATGACACTTTGCCTAAATGAAGAGGATAAATCAGATGAGCAACCGCCAAGCTTTCATCCAAACAGCGGTGAAGATGTTAAAGGAGATTGATCCTAAAAACAAATCGATCGATATCTGGGCCGATACTGTAACAAAAATGACAAAGGCCCAGTTTGAAGATTATATTGAACGTCTAAGAAACGGTGCTTCCGAAACACCTGATCTTGATAAACCACGTGAACTTATCCCATTGGTTGTTCCAACTTTAGATGATAGCCGTATTACTGTAAAACGTAATTTATCGATTGCAAAGAAATGGGGTCACAATTTTTTCGAACGTTGTTACATTACTGACGGAAAAACTGGTCAGACTATGCTAACGAATATCCCATATGGAACATTCTTGATGCCAATCGTTCGACAAGCGCAAACACTTGAGAAGGGGATAGCTTATGAGAAAGATGGAAGTAAATTAGATGATCGTACAAATCAAATCGCCGATCATCAGAAAGGTTCATCCTTCTCTGCACCGGAAGTACAAGCGCTACTCTCCCAAGGCCAAGAGAAAACCGTTATGGAA